CTTGCAACCTGGACTGAGGCGGCGCATTTCTCGCCGCACCGAGTTGAGGACCGGCTCTGACAACAGGATCGCAGCGGTCGAAAACTTGCTGGTGATCTGGCGCTGCTGATAGAACGCCGTCATCGAAGACTGCTCGAACCCCTCCCGGCAAAGATTGCCGAGACACTCGACCACCTGGGGATGCTTGTGGTTCACCTGTAGAGCATCGAACTCGAACAGGAGGGATTTGTCGATCGGCTGCTTGAAGTGAACCTTGTAAATCTGCCACTGCACGCCGTTGGTCAACAGGACCCACTCTATGCCGTTGTTGGCGCCGTAGTCGATCGCCTGCTTTGTGTGGTTGTGCTTCAGCGAGACCCCGATCGCTTTGGCCTCTAACAGGAACCTGACGTCGTTCCCGACCTTCACAGCCAGGTCAACGAAAGTGCCGCGCACCGAGTGCTCGGTGGTGATCTCGGTGTACCTCTTATAGCCGAGAACATCGGCGAGCATGTCGATGACGATCACCACCGTGTCAGACTCGCTGATGTCACGGTTTTTCGCCTCGGCGAGAATGCCCTGGTACTTCTTCAGCTGCGTTGAAATCCGATCCGCAACCCTCTTTGAAATACCCATAGATCCCCCTCTCGTAATCTCTGCACTAGAACTTTATCCTGAGGTCATCGAGTTTGTCGTTGGCGTCGGTTGGTTGACGCGCGCCACCCTGCGGGGTCAGGCGGCAGCCGCAGTGCTTGCAGACGCGGGCGTCCTTGAGCACGAGCTCGGCGCAGTCCGGGCACTTTACGTGCGTCGCAGGCGTCGGGCGGCCCTTCAGGTTCGGCAGCAGCACCAGGAGGATCAAGGCGAGCACCGGGCTGATGATCAAGGCCAGGAGGCACCAGCCGCCGCTCGATCGAGCGCGAGCGCCCGCTGCGATTCCTACCACGACCGAGAAGATGATCCAGAACAGCGCGATTTCCATGTGCTCTCTCCTATAGGCGCCGGCAGGCCCACACGACGCGGCCGATGATCGAGATGCCGGCCGGCGCATCGAGCTCCGAGGTCGGCACTGTGAACGGCTCGTAGGCCTGGTTGCGGCTGATCACGCGCAGCAGCCCGCCCGGCAGGCGCTGCAGCTGCTTCACCAGGAGCGCGTCGTCCATGCGGATCACGTAGACGCCCTCGCGCCTGCCCCGGTCGGTGTGGTCGATCAGGATGATGTCGCCGGCGCGCAGATCCGGCTCCATGCTGTCGCCCTCGACGTGGATCAGCCGCAGGTCGTCGGGCGAGGCGTGCAGCTCCTGGCGTATCCATGACTCCTTGAACGCGAGCACATCGACGACCGCCTCGTTCTCGACGAGCGCGCCACCGCCGGCTGCCGCGCGCACGTCGTACAGCGGCAGGTAGACGTAGCCCGCGGCCGGCTGAGCGACGTGCAATGCGGGGCCTGGGCTGTCCTCGCGCCCGATGAGGAGCTTCGCCAGGTTGACGCCCGCCTTCGCCAGCCCGGCGAGCGCGTCGCCGCCCGGCACGCGCTCATTGGACTCGTACTTCTTGAGCGTCGAAACCGGGACCCCGGAGGCGCGGGAAAGCTCCTCCTGGGAGAGCCCCAATTGTGCCCGCTGGGTTTTCAGGCGGTCGCCAATGCTTCTGGCTTTCATGGGTCAAGCCGGAAGCAAAGCCGGAAGTGGCGCATCTGCACAACCCTTTGTTTTCTCAAGATACCCCCTCCAACGCACTAGCCGAAAGCCGGAAGCAAAACCGGCACTTCTGCACGATCTCCACGGCCTAGTCCCCAATCGGGGTTGACACGTCCCCAATTGGGGCCTACCGTGTCTATGTACATGTCAAACGTAGACACGCCCAAGAACCCGGCCCCCACGGACTGGCACCGCGCCGACATCAAGTCCGCCCTCGAGAAAAAGGGCTTGTCGCTCGGGCGCCTGTCCCTCAAGCACGGCTACGCGCGCAACAGCCTGTCCCTCGCGCTCAGCACTCCCTGGCCGAAGGCCGAGAAGCTGATCGCCGCGGCGCTTGGATTCAAGCCTCAGCGGATCTGGCCCTCACGCTACCACGCGAGCGGCGCCCCGAAGAGCGGGCGCGGCGAGCGCGGCCTCGGCCGGTATCGAGCCAAGAATAGCACCGGCCGCGCGGCGCGCAATGTCCACGAGAAGGCGGCGCCGTAGACATGACGACGCGGCGCGACCAGGCCACGCAGGACCTCTTCGAGGTGCCGAGCGCGCCCGCGCCGATCGGCGGCAGCCTCGACTACGCGCTCGAGCTGCGCCACGTCCTCACCGACGCACTGAAGCGCACGCCGCGCAGCCGCTACGAGATCGCCGCCCGCATGTCGGAGCTCACCGGCGTCGAGATTTCCAAGGCGGCGCTCGACGCCTGGACTGCCGAGAGCAAGGCGCCGTGGCGCTTCCCCTTCGAGTACGCCGCCGCCTTCGAGGCTGCGTGCGAAACCACATGCCTGCAGGAGCTGCTCGGCCGAAAGCGCGGCAGCCGAATCCTCGTGGGCCGGGACACGTTGTACGCCGAGCTGGGCCGCATCAGCCAGATGCGGGAGGAGCTCGCGCATCGAGAGAAGCAGCTCAAGCGAATCATCGGGGAGAACAAAAAGTGAAAAACCACCGAGCGAGCGCCACGGACATCGCCGACGCGATGGACGTGACAGAAAGAGCAGTGCGGCAGCGCGCGATCAAGGAGCGCTGGCCGTTCGAGGAACAAACGGTGCGCGGCGGACGCCGCCGCCTGTACGACATCTCATCGCTGCCGGCCCGCTTGCAGGCAGCCCTAGCCGGGAAGGCTCTCTCGGCCGCATCGACGGCGGGGTCTGCTCCTCCTCCCATGACGGACCGCAAGCCGTCCGTCGATGCGACTTTTCTTTCCACGCGGGGTGTGGCGGCGCCGCGGAGCTCCACTCCAGAGGTCGCGTTGGGTTCGACTCCCGACCCCCGCTCCGAAACCCTCGCCGCCGTGTTCGACGCCAAGCCCGAGAAGCTGAAGGCCGAGGCGCGCGCGCGGCTCGAGATCGTGCGCGAGTACCACGCGCTCCTCGCGCGCGGCTTCGAGCGCGAGGCCGTTATTCACGCCGTGACTTTCGAGCGCCAGGTGAGCGCGGCGACGCTGTCGCGCTACCTCGGCATGGTGCGCGGCGAGCCCGAGCACCTGTGGCTCGCGTCGCTGTGCCCCGCCTACTGCGGCTGCACCGCGCGCGCCGAAATGAGCGCCGAGGCGTGGGAGAACCTGAAGGGCGACTACCTGCGCGCGGAGCGCCCATCGGCAAGCGCCTGCATCTCGCGCCTGCGCAGGGCCGCGCCCGCGCGCGGCTGGACGCTGCCCTCGACACGCACGCTGCTGCGGCGCCTGGAGGCGCTGCCGCGCGCGGTCAAGGTTCTGAGGCGCGACGGCCCGACCGCACTGAAAGCGCTGTACCCCGCGCAGCAGCGCGACAAGTCGGCGCTCGAGGCGCTGCAGATCGTCAACGCCGACGGCTACGAGCACAACGTCTGGGCGCGCTTTCCCGACGGCGAAGTGTGCCGGCCCAAGACCTGGTTCTGGCAGGACGTCTACAGCTCGAAGATCCTCGCCTGGCGCACCGACAAGACCGAGCACACCGAGGTCATCCAGCTCTCCTTCGGCGACCTGTGCGAGCGCTACGGCATCCCGCGCGCGGCGACGCTCGACAACACGATGGCCGCCGCGAACAAGACGATGTCGGGCGGCATCCGGCACCGCTACCGCTTCAAGGTGCGCGAGGACGAGGCCGACGGTGTGTTCAAGCTGCTCGGCTGCGACGTGCACTGGGCGACGCCGCGCCACGGCCAGGCGAAGCCGATAGAGCGCGGCTTCGGCATCGGCGGCATCGGCGAATACGTAGACAAAGCGCCCGAGTTTGCCGGGGCCTGGACAGGCTCCAGCCCGAAAGACAAGCCAGAGTACGACGGCAAGCACCGCGCCGTCGATTTCGCCGAGGCCGAGGCCGTCATCGCCCGCGAGGTCGAGCACCTCAATTCCATGCCGGGCCGCCGCAGCGTCATCCACCAGGGCCGTTCATTCGACGAGGTCTTCAACGCCTCGTACCAGCGGGTCGAGATCCGCAAGGCAACGGAGGCGCAGCGGCGGCTCTGGCTGCTGTCCACCGAGCCGGTGCGCGCGAATTCCCGCGACGGCGCGCTCACCCTGGACGCGGGCCGCGTGCGCGGCGAGAAGCTCGCGAACCGCTACTGGGCGCAGGAGCTGCTCGACCAGGCCGGGCGCAGCCTCGTCGCCAAGTTCGACCCCCGGCGCCTGCACGAGGGCATCCACGTCTACACGCTCGACGGCCGCTGGCTCTGCTACGCGCAGTGCGATCGCCCCGCCGGCTTCAACGATGCGAACGCCGGGCGCGAGAGGAACCGCGCGAGGAACGCCTGGCAGCGCGGCGTGAAGCAGCAGGCGCAGCTCGAGGTGCGCATGAGCGCGCTCGACGCGGCGAAGACCCTGCAGCTCCCGAGCGCCGGCGGCGCGGCCCACTCCACGATCCCGGCGCCGCGCGTGGTGCGCGGCATGTTCGTCGATCCGCTCGAGCGCCCGCGCTACCAGCCGAGCGAGCGCAGCGCAGACGAGCGCGCCGAGCTCGCGCGCCTGGAGGCCGAGATGGCCGCGCCCGCGGTCGTCAACGTGCTCGAGCTGCGCTCAGACGCCGACAAGCACGCCCACTGGCAGACGCTCGAAGCGCGCCGCGCCGCGGGCGAGCAGCTCGCCGGCCAGGAGGCCGAGTTCCACGTCGCCTGGCAGGGCACCGACTACTTCCGCATCGCCACCGAGGCCGAGCTCGATTTCGAGCGAGGACTGGCACAGAGGACCGCTTAACCACCGCGCCCCCGCCGGGGCGCTTCAACCACCAGGAGGCTGAATGACGCAACCCGCAAGCACCAACGTCACGCAGATGCGCATGCCGCACATCGCGCCGCTGCGCAACGTGCTCCTGCTCCGCAAGGTGACGGAGCAGCTCATGCACCGCACTGCCAACCTGCCCGGCATCGGCGTTTTCTACGGCAAGGCCGGCCTGGGCAAATCGCAAGCCTGCGCCGCGGCCGCGGCCGCGTACCGCGCGATCTACATCGAGGTGCGCAGCTGGTACACCAAGAAATCGTTCCTCGAGGCGATCCTCGCCGAGATGGGCATCGAGCCGGAGCGCACGACCGCCCGCATGGCCGAGCAGATCTGCGGCCAGCTGATGCGCTCGCCGCAGCTGGTCATCCTGGACGAGGGCGACCGCCTCGTGCAGCGCGGCCTTTTCGAGCTCGTAAGGGACATTTACGAGGGCTCGAAGACGCCGATCCTGCTCGTCGGCGAGGAGCGCTTCCCGGCGAATCTCGGCCGCGTCTCCGAGCGCTTCTACGACCGCGTGCTCGCCTGGCAGCCGGCCGAGCGCGCCGACATGGAGGACGCGCGCAAGCTCGCGCGGCTGTACTCGCCCGACGTCGAGATCAAGGACGACCTGGTGGGCGCGCTGCTGAAGGCCTCGCGCGGCGTCGCGCGCAAGATCTCCGTGAACATCGCGAACGCGCGCCTCGAGGCCCAGAAGGCGGGCAAGCGCGTAATCGACCTCGCCACCTGGGGCGATCGGCCCTTCTTCACCGGCGACGCGCCGGTGCGGAGGCCGGAGTAATGGCGCGTAGACCAGCCCGCCTCGAGCGCGCCGGCGCGCTCACACCGCGCGACCGCATGTGGAGCGCGATCCGCGCGCTCAACGGGCCGACCATGACCGGCTCGCTCTTCTCGGCCGCCGAGATCGCGTACCTGTCGCAGCAGCACCACGACACGGTGCAGTCCTACCTGCAGGGGCTCGCGGCCGCCGGCTACATCGAGCGACACGAGGCCGATCGCCCGCAAGGCCGGCCGCTGCGCGCGCTCTTCCAGCACCACCTGGTGCGCGACGTCGGCGTCGACGCGCCGCGCGTCACGACCGAAGGCAAGCCGGTGACGGCGGGCCAGGCGAACGAGCTGCTGTGGACCGCGCTGAAGGTGCTGCGCGAGTTCGACTGCGCCGCGCTGATGCAGGCGGTCCACGACGCCGGCGGCAACGTTTCGATCAGGACGGTCAAGACCTACGTCACTTTCCTCACGCGCGCCGGCTACCTCGCGATAGCCGCCGCCTCGCGACCCGGCACGCAGGCGCGCTACTGCTTCAACCGTGCGCACAACACCGGCCCGCGCGCGCCGATGATTACGCGCGACAAGGAGGTCATGGACGCGAATACCGGCCGCATCGTGTGGTCGGTGAAAGGGGGCGCGCAATGAGCCTCCCGAACGTCGCGCGCGCCCGCGCCGCCTGGGGCGGCGACAAGACCCCCGACTGGATCGAGGCGCTCGCCGGCGCGTGCGATCTCGCGAAGTCCCAGGGCCAGGTCGCCAAGCGCCTCGGCGTCTCGCCGACGCAGGTCAACCAGGCGATCGGCAACCTGTACAAGGGCCGCCTCGAGCGGCTCGAGCAGCGCGTGCGCGGCGAGCTGATGAAGGAGACCGTCAGCTGTCCGGTGCTCGGCCCGCTCTCGCGGCGCGACTGCCTCGACTTCCAGCGGCGCAAGTTCCGCGCGACCAACCCGCTGCGCGTGCTGCTGCACCAGACCTGCCCCACCTGCCCCAACCGGGAGGACGCATGTTCGAGCCGCGACTGACGTCGATCGAGCGCTACATGCGCGAGCTCACCTGGGCGGTGAGCCCGCAGCGCTCCGTCGTGCTCACGCTGCGCGAGCGCTTCCGGCGCGCGCTCGGCTGGTTCGTCCTGGGCGCGCTGTGCACCGCGCTCGGCGTCGTCCTCTACGCGCAGCGCTACCCCGGCGAAGTGTCGGCGACCGACGCTCGCCTCGAGCAGGCGACTCCGCGCTACCTGGTCTACAGCCTGGGCCTCGAGCACCGCGCCGTCGAGGTGCGCTGCCTCCTCGTCGTCGATCGCCCGCACCAAGCCTTCACCGTCAGCTGCTGATGGAGGACCTCATGCGCACCCTGCCGAAGCTCCCGCGCCCGCTCGCTCCCGCCGAGCGCCAGGTCACCGGGCCGACGTGGCCGGACGAGTTCATCGAGCACTGGGCCGCCGTGTACCTCGCGCCCGAGATCAACGCCGCGCTGCGCGGCCGCCGCGTGCGCTTCGAGACGTTCCTGCGCGCGCCGAGGGAGATCCTCGCGGCGCTGCGCCGGCCCGTGAGATTCACCTACTGCGGCCTGCTGCCCGCGCAGCGCGACGTCCAGGAGCGCTTGCGCTTCGAGTCTGCGCTCGAGGCCATCGCCGAGGCCGCGCTCGACTACGTCGCCGCCGAGGCGCATTGCGCGAACGGGCGCGTCGTCGAGAAGCTGCGGCATCACGCGCACCCGCGCAGCCGGGCGTTCTTTCTGGGGAGACATTGATGACGAAACGCTCGACGTGGGCGTCGCCGCTGGCGCAGCGCAGCCACCAGGGCGCGGCCGAAGGCCGCGCCCGAACCGTATTGAAGCTCTCCAGCCCAGAGGAGGAAGCCCACCATCGCGACGAGGTGCGCGCGAAGAGGGCCGCGGCGGCGAAGCTGACGTGGGCTCGTCCCGAGGTGCGCGCGAAGATGGCCGCGGCGCTGGCTCGTCCCGAGGTGCGCGCGAAGATGGCCGCGGCGGCGAAGCTGACGTGGGCTCGTCCCGAGGTGCGCGCGAAGAGGGCCGCGGCGCTGGCTCGTCCCGAGGTGCGCGCGAAGATGGCCGCGGCGGCGAAGCTGACGTGGGCTCGTCCCGAGGTGCGCGCGAAGATGGCCGCGGCGGCGAAGCTGACGTGGGCTCGTCCCGAGGTGCGC